CCTTAGGGCCGTAACGCTAATCATAAAGATTGGTGGTACCTGTTCCAGACTCCATAAGCCTATTATTTTCCAGTTATTTATAACTGATTGATAATCAGCGGTAGTGTGGTTAACTACTGTGGCGGAACTAATGATGCTGAGATGGCATCATCAATAACTAGCATGACCTAATAGCTTTTCCAACCGGCGAAGCCCTTTGAAGAAGGCTCACACCCTAACCTTTGAGGACATGAGTGCGACTTATTGATAACCAACATTAACATAAAATTGTGACAAACAACTTCATGACTAATGCCGGTTTCAAAATGGAGCTCAAAAGATGGATTCGACCTCAAGAGGTCTTACCTTTCTTTAGAGTTCCAGTCTGGCTCATGGGTCTATCACATATGTGGAAACTTGGTTTCCTACCAATGTGCAATAGAGTCCAAACATTATGGAAACATAATGGATCCACGTGGTTAGTTCAGTATCTTGCTGAGGTATCCCGTGCTATTGTATGTTGGCTTGGTAATGAAACTTATAAAAGATCTTCGATCTTTATAAGCATTACTGGGAAAGGCTTACCCAAACTAGTTCCCTTAACACTCCGTAAATCTATGATAGCTGGAAAGCTACGAGATTCGGGTGAGGGGAAATTAGTTATACGAGCTGTATTAACAGTTCTATCAATCTACCGAGTAATGGGTGCGAGACCAGTTTTAAAACTGGGTACTATAACCGATCCTTTCAAAGGGATCAGCTGTACTTTACCTCAATATGAGATAAATCTTGCAGTGCACTCATTAGGGTTGAAATCATTAAGATTACGGCAACCTGATATCTTTACGATATCAGAATCTGCTGGTCCTAATTATGCAAAAGCTACATATGGTGCTCCATTGGATGCAATAGCCTATATCCGTTATCCACGAGTGTGGTATAACTGGGTAAGATATTGTTTATCTAATAGATACTATACGATTGTCATTTGGCATTTCGGATTGATACTACTTGGAATGGCCTTCTTACCTATCATGGTAATATCGGAGAGTTTCCCTAAATATTTGGGACGTTTAGTTAAACTAAACGAGGCACGAGGAAAAGTTCGTATTATAGCAATTACAGATTGGTGGACACAAGTTGTGTTTCATCCTCTCCATAATTCTATAGCAGTAATTCTTAAAGAATTACCAATGGACGGAACCTTTAACCAGGTGAAACCATTACGTCGGCTTCTCGATTTAAATCGTGCGACGCACGTGCTTTACTCTTTTGATTTAAGTGCAGCAACTGACAGGTTACCTGTTCAATTGCAAGTCCAAATTCTCAACACTTTAGGTGTTAGAGGTGATTTGTGGCGGGCTATCTTAGATAGACCTTGGCACTTAGATAATTCACCAATTAGGTATTCTGTAGGACAACCAATGGGGTGTTATAGCTCCTTTGGGATGTTAGCTCTTACCCACCATCTTATAGTTCAGATAGCGGCTCAGAGAAGTGGTTGTAAATGCATATTTACAAATTATGCAGTGCTAGGTGATGACATTGTTATTGCCGATGATGCGGTGGCGAAAGCCTACCTTGCAATCATGGAAGTTCTCGGAGTAGATGTAAACCTTGTGAAATCTCATCAAGGATCTACTGCTGAGTTCGCCAAAAGATGGATACACAGTACCTTAGGGGATTTTACTCCCTTGGGTGCTGGTAATATCTTGGTTACAGTAAGAAACTACAAATATCTACCGTCATTACTTATGGAAATGAGGGAGAAAGGTTACTTTCTTTCTTTATCTAGCGTAAGAAATATATTAGGGTTAATGCCGTTCTTAAAGCGTAAAGCTTCAGACAGATTAAGACTAATATTTATATTGATGATCCTAGGACCATCAGGCCTAAGTACTTGTAGTACCCATTCATCAGGCGAAAGCCTCGAATTATGGTTACGTTTACTAGTACCATGGTATTTTACTAATCTACGAGAGATCGTGCTTGGATCATTTATGATCCGACACATCGAAGACCGTAGTAGTATATACACCAAATGGCAAGAAGATAAGCTATATTTTGAAAACAATTGTTTCCGATATAGCCTCTTAGAATCCAAAAATAGCTTTGCTACTTTTGGGCTGGGCCATGGGGGAGGGCTACGCCGCCTGATCTACGATATTGTAGTTTGGGATGGCGCCTCTTTACGGACTATTATACTCTTTTTGATGAGGTATATAAGTTCGGCACTCTTGATCAGAGTGTCTCCTGCCTGGTATGCATATATGATGGTCGAAGACCCTCTCGAAGAAATGAGAGAGGAGATGGACCTTCCTGACCGTGATGAAGACTGGGATGAAGCTATGCTTGATCTAGTCAAACTCAGAGATTTGATTCTCGAGTGTATGAAAGTACCTGAAGGTACTTCATTTATATCAGGTTGGGTAGGTAATAATCAGACTGATCCAATCCGAGCTTACGAAAACATTCTTAAAGATGTTTCTCGTCAACTAGATATGTGGAATAAGCCTGGTCCTTGTCACCTCGTTGACTTACATATTGTTACGGAGGATTCTACGGAAGTAGATGAATCGTATATACGTTTAATAGACGAATAGAAGACCAATGAGTAACCTTACCAACGATGGTAAGTCCAGGCCTTTTGTGTACTATGTATAAGTACTCGGGACCCGAATACAATTTATTATTGTAGGGGCGGGCAACCCTATACACACCTGTGAAGGTGTGCCCCCAC